TCCGAACTACTTGCTATCTTTTACTATAAGAGATATACTAGACAAAGAGTTTGAACTCGTACCTAACTACGCCGCAGGCGGATTAGAATACTTCTTAACACTACAATATAGGCCTTAATTAGATGCCCGGAATCGCAACATTAAAAATTAAAGATGAAGTCAATCTAAAGATTGATGGACTTGAGTTAGATGCTCGTAGGGCACTAATGCAAAAGTTTGAGTTTGAGGTTCCTGGTGCAAGGTATATGCCCAGTGTTAAGTTGGGAAGATGGAACGGCAAGGTTAGTTATTGTAGCCTTGCTGGTTCCACATTTATTAATCTACTAGAAGATATCATTCCGATACTAGAAGAATTAAACTACACCATTGAGTTAGAAGATATGAGAGAATATCAGACTCAATTCGATTTTACAGAGATTCAACAAGACACGTTTAAAGAGGTTCTCTGGCCTAAAGGACATGTCTGTGAGGGGCAGTCTATTGAACTACGAGACTATCAAGTAGAAGTCATTAATGAGTTCTTAAAGAACCCTCAATCAATACAAGAAGTCGCTACAGGCGCAGGAAAGACTATTATGACAGCCGCACTCAGTAAGAGTGTCGAAGACTACGGTCGTAGCATTGTCATTGTACCAAACAAAAGTTTAGTATCACAAACAGAAGAAGACTACATTAACATGGGATTAGATGTTGGTGTATACTTCGGTGATCGCAAAGAATACTTCAAACAACACACCATTTGTACTTGGCAATCTTTAAACATTCTATTAAAGAATACTAAAAGAGGCGAAGCACTATGCACTATAGATGAATTTATAGAAGGTGTAGTATGTGTGATAGTAGATGAAGTACACATGGCTAAAGCAGATGCATTAAAGCAACTCTTAACAGGAGTCATGGCACACGTTCCCATTCGTTGGGGACTCACAGGAACAGTTCCCAAAGCAAGATATGAAAACATTGCTTTACAAGTAAGTTTGGGACCTGTTATTAATAAATTATCTGCAAAAGAATTGCAGGACCAAGGGGTACTTGCTAAGTGTCACGTAAACATTGTACAGTTACAAGACGATGCAGAATTTGGTGATTACCAAGCAGAACTAAAATTCTTGCTTTCGGATTCTAGTCGTTTAGACAAGATGGCTAGTCTCATAGATACTATATCTTTATCAGGGAACACTTTAGTTCTTGTTGATCGTATCAATGCAGGACATGCTCTTGTAGAACGTTTAGATGATGCAGTATTTGTATCAGGAGGAATGAAAGTTGTTGACAGAAAAGAAGAATATGATGATGTTGCCGTTAGTGATAATAAAATCATTGTTGCTACTTATGGCGTGGCTAGTACTGGTATCAACATTCCTAGGATTTTTAATCTTGTACTCCTTGAACCAGGTAAGAGTTTTGTTCGTGTCATACAGTCTATCGGGCGTGGCATTCGTAAAGCAGAAGATAAAGACTTTGTTCAAATCTGGGACATAACAAGTTCATGCAGATTTGCTAAACGACATCTAACAGCACGTAAAGCATTTTACCGAGACGCAAACTACCCGTTCGTTGTAGAAAAATTAAAATACAAATGATTTCCCCGATTAACTTGAATAAACCTGCAAGGAGCAGTATAATAACAACATGAGAATATTAACTTTAGAAGACAAGTACTACAATTTAGAAACATTACCAGAAGAAATCGATGACCTTCGATTTGCTATCTTAGATAACTCTACACCTACATTCGTAGATTACTATTACATACCCTTAATCTTTTTAGAGTCATTCAATGCTCCAGCAGTTGTGTTGCAGATTGGTGACAAGCAGATTAAGATGCCAGTTGATTGGCAAGTGTTGATTGGTGATGAAGAAGGTGGAGACTTAGAAACACTTCCGTTATCAAGTCTTAACGATAGGGGATTTTCTGTATACTCATTCAATCCTTTATCATCGTTTGCTCCTAACTTTTTGCCGATCGAAATTGTAGACATCTATTCAGATGTTACATGGTATGCACCGAGACTACGTAATGGTCAGTTCTTATGTGTACCACTAGATGACGGTCCTAAGCCAAGATGTGTTTATTTTGTTAAGGAGATAAGTCGTAATTGTGAGATAGTGGATTATGGTCAAGTCTTTTAAACATTGGAAGAATATTTGTCAGTTACATTGGAAAGAAATTGTAACACTATCTATCGCATTGCATTGGATAGTTGATTTGTTTATAATAGGTCCTATCGCAATTGCAATAGGATGGTTTGCAAGAGGTTACTTTGGCTAGAACTAAAACACCAGTAGATGAAAAGTTTGAGAAACAAGACTTTAATCTGTTTGAGGCAATAGCGGCAATAGATAAAAAAGATTACGGTTACTATGATCGACTAACAACAGAACAACAACGAAAGTTTGTTCCGTTTATGATGGTGCATTGGATTAGTGTTGTTAAAGGTAAACGAGAGTTATCACAATACTATTTACAAAGTGTAGACTATCATGCAAACACACATTTGTTTAATGAGAACGTCATACATCATCCTAAACTACAATGGTTGATGTTGTGTGCGGCAAGCCCGGGTATTGGTAAACAGTATCATCAATGGATACCTCATATTAAAGCAGGGGTTAGTAAGTTAAAAGATACAGCAAAGCCCAAAGACATTAAGGATTACTATAAGAAAGTATATCCTAAACTAACAGCAGGAGACTTGACTGAAATAGCAACAGCATTTTGTGAACAACACAAACGCAAAATGTATCTAGCAGATAAGTTTCCAGAACTCAAATTTGATGAGGTAGAATTACTAAGTGAACTCGTTACAGATAATGAAATCGAAGAATACGAAAAAGAACTCGGCAACTAAATCTAAATTTGGTTGTGATTTTTGTGGTCGTTCTTTTGCAAAAGAAAGTACGATTGACAAACACATCTGTGAGTATAAACGCAGATGGGGAGATAAGAATCTCAAAGGTAACCGTATTGGATTTAATGCATGGTTAAATTTCTATGCAAAGAATACTTCTAGCAAAAAAACAAAAACGTATTTGGACTTTACTAAAAGTTCTTACTATCTAGCCTTTGTTAAGTTTGGTCATTACTGTGTTAATACTAGATGTGTTAACATTAGTCGATATGCAGACTGGTTGCTAAAGAATCAAATTAGAATTGATTCATGGAGAAGTGATAAAAACTACACAAACTTTCTGATTGAATATCTAAGACAAGAAGATCCATTAGATGCAATTGCACGTAGTATGGAAACTCTTATTCAAATTTCTAAAGACGAAGACTTAGAAAGTAAAGATGCATTTAGATTCGGTCCCCCAAATAGAATCTGTTATGAAGTCACAACAGGAAAAATTTCTCCTTGGGCATTATATCACAGTGAGTCTGGTGCAGGGTTTCTAGGTAAGTTAGATGAAATTCAACAGAAGATGGTATTAGAATATATCGATCCTGAGAAATGGGCGATTAAATTTAAACGTGATTTAGATGTAGTCGGAGAAGTAAAAGAACTCATGCAACAAGCAGGATACTAATGAAAGGATCCTTACGATTTACACAACTAGATGGTAGATTTAAAGGCCATGATATCTTTAAATGGATGGTAACTGCAACACATCTGCCTGAGTATAAAAGATTCTCTCCCATAGGTCTTTCTTATCCTCATCTAACAAAGATCATAGACTTTAATAAATTAAGAGATTGGTGTTGGGATACATATGGACCTAGTTGTGATATGAAAGACTATGATTTTATACATGAGGCAAGTCTTGCTCAACATAATGATAACGGTGGAAATCTAAATGAATACTGGTGTTGGTCTAATGAAAATTATGATGCAAATAAAAATGCCAGAAAAACAAACAGAAGAATATACTTAGCAACAGATAAAGAACGCACATGGCTAGAGACGAGGTGGAGATGACTGAAGAAGAACATATGTTAGGAAAAGCAATATTTGGTATAATTGCAATGGTACTAGTAGGACTATTCGTTGCATTTACTATGTTAGGTGAAAAAGAAATACCTATTAACTATATAGATGATGTAGTTAATGAATCAACAAAGAAGATCGTATGACCCAGTGGCATGGAGGTAAAGGATCAACACCACGTAAGAAAAATGATCGACAAGCCTATGCAGATAATTGGGATCGTAT